TATAGTTGACCCAGTGCAGTGTATGGAGTAGTTCTATCTGTAGACTCTTGAAAAACTCCTTTGTCAATTAGCGGAAATGTAATGGTCCCGTTACCTACGCTGCCATTTGTAATGTCCGAACCCATCGAATAGCTGGCAACTACGTTGGCTGCGCTTGGTGCAAAATTTAAGTCTTGGGTTACCGTGCCGTCAGGCTGAGTAAATATGTCCCTCCACGTTCGCCCTTTTAGCTTCTGGAAAATGTTGGATTGCTTGCCGTAAACAACGCAACTGTACTTTCTGCCTTGCAGGTCTACGCTTTCTAAGTTTAAGATGCCTTCAAGAACAGTCACACTGTTGTCACTAATTACGCACTCTGTGTTATTTAACCAATTAAACTGGTCAGTAACAGAGGTGTCCATGACATTGCTGTGCTGAAAAAAGCGGTCGTTGACTGTCGAAAAAGGTAGGTCAAAAGACAAACTGTGGTCTCCTGTCTGGGCTGTTACGTCGTCAAGAATTTCACGACCAAAAGACATCTCTAACGCTACGCTTGTAGTGTCTAAAAAAGTCCAATTAGGCTCTCCTGCTACAAGCGGCTTCTGTGGTTTGACAGCAATTTCGAGCATCAGTAAGTCGGTGTAATGGGGTTGGCGTACTCAAACTCGATAGCGTACTGCACAATCTTTTCTTGTTTTTGATAGACCATGCTAACTTGGCTGTTTGTGATGTTTACAGGGTAGTATTCTACATCTAACTGGTCTGTGTGCGGCTCAAATTTGTAAGCGTAAACCTGTGGGCTACGCAACAACTCTTGAACCAACTGACCTTCGGCATCTGTTATTGCTCCTGTGTTAGCTACATACTTGTCTTGTATCTGGCTGACAGGCTTTGTAGTTCCATGCAAATTGGGAGAAGCAGTAATGTCTGACGCTGTGTTGGCTGTAAAGTAGTTTTCACGAACTCTGTTTACAGTGTCCCGCGTGTAAGCATTAGACTGTTTGGTGTACCCCTCAGTCCTCAAGAAGTCCCACCCCCCAATGCTATTAAGAAACATGAAGCGCGTACCCCTGCCTGTTTGACAATCTGTTTTTCTATAAACCCTTAGTTGTTCTGAATACCTTGTGGCTGACGTGCCTAAAGAAACAGTGTAGTATTGCCAGTCTACAACTACAGTCGGGTCTTCAGAAGTACCAACAAAAGACCATCCACCCACGTCTACGGGCATGCAATACAAATTGACAACACCCGTCAATGCTGTAATGTTAACGGGCGCAGTAATGGCATTGGTTATTGACTGAGTATCAGGTGTGCTTGTGGTTCCGTCGGCATAGGTCATAAAGTAACGGAGGGTCGTATATTGATTTGTTACAGGTGATGCGCCAGACATAGCGTTGTAAGACACATGCCCTGAGTCTGTTACGCTTGCAGTTAACTCTAACCTGCCCTCTCGCCTTAAACCTGCACTTAGAAACTTTCCGTCTTGCGTTCCGTCATTTTTATAAACGTAGTCCTGAACCCCGTTGCGCGAAGTAGTAGTGTACCTGTCAGAAAACGCTCCTCGTATTCCGTAGAAATCTCGGTCCGAGGCTGACACAAATGTTTGCGTTATAGTGCCGTCAGCCGTAGTGCTTTTCTCGTAACCTACCTCTAACTTAAATCTGTGTGCGCTGTTGCCTATGTTGCTGGCAACAACGGTACCCGCATTGAGAATAGGCTTGGCAACCTCTATGTACGACTGCAACACTTTGGAAATGTCTACTGCCCCGCACCCTGCGTTATTAGGAAACTTGCGAATAAGAGGAGCAACCGTTGCTACTCCCGAAATACTGTAGGCAGTTATTCTAAATAGGTATCGAAAGTTAAATGCGTTGTCGTAGTCTGTCCCCGTTAGCTGAGTCAACACATAGACGGGATTGTACACGCCTACTACTTGGTCAGGTTTTTGTATTGCTGTGAAACTCATTACAGAAGTTTGAAATTCATAACCAAGTTTGCTTCTTGGTCATCAAGGGTTTTTTGGTAGTAATCACTAATGTCTTCGCTAAACGCATCTTCCAGTTTGCCCTTGTATCTCTTGTACAACATCTCTAAAGAAGGCCCAAGGAAATTTGTAGGCGGAAGTCCATGCAGAAAAACCTTTCGACTAATCATGCGTGCCATGCTATCGTAAGTCATAAAGCGTCCCGACTTTAAGTCACGCCACTGGTTAACGGGCTTATCTAAAATCCACTGCCTTATGCTGGGCCTTAACCCTCCTGCTGGTCCTGTGCCTGAGCCAAACTTAAAAGGGCTGTTAGGTGCTTTGCTGTCGTCTATAGAACCTCGCACTCCTTTCTCTACAAACATGGCATAGGGTGCAGAACGAAATGGGTAATCTAAAATGATGTCACCCTCAGCATCGACAAGTACCTCATGCCTCGTGTCCGCACTTAGGTTTCCTGTCGCATTCTTGTTTTTCTCCGCAAGGACAGCACGCGCCTTTGCTGTTACAGCCTTTCCGTAATTGTCCAGAACCTTCTGCACAGTCGGCAGCGGTACATTTTCCTTGCCCCCTATGGCATTCTTTATCGTTAGCGCAATAGCCATTAGTTGTACAAGGCATCACACAGGTCAACAGCATTAGGAACACGAAGCACAAACTGACAAGACCAACCTGTCAAAAGGTTGTCGAACCTGCTGCTATAGGGCTGCGTAGAAATAGGCATCTCAAATGCCCATCTGTCATCTGTCACATTGTTGTTGGCGGTACTCATAGCAAGTTCAAACATGGCAATAACGTCAGACAGAATAAGCATGGTCTCAGCATATACGTCTGTCAACGTGTCTGTTTGCTCCTCGATAACAAGGTCTCCAATAATGATGTCGTAGGTAAACTCTGTGACCCCTCCATCAATGCTCGCTGTCGTACACTCTGCATAAAGAAAAGGGTACTGGTCAACCGTCAGTTTGTCAATGTCAATCTCTTTTACATTGTGCGTGTAGAAAGTCTGAAGGGTCTGGTGTTGGCTGACAATGTTGCGGAATGCCGCGTCGATGTCTTTAAGTGTCTGCATTTAATGATACGCTCTGAGATAGTGAAACGTCTAATTCGTAGGCAAGGAACGTCAATGCCTCAGTTATCAATATACGAGTAACGGAATCAATGCGTAGCACGTCTCCATGTGCCATGCTGTAGATTACTTGGTACCAACCCCATTTGCTTGCCACGGCATCACTTGAACCTTCCCCTCCTCCTGTAAAGACCGCTGCGTATCTCTCGCCAATCTCAGCCCGATATTGTAAAAAAAAACCATCGCCCCTACTGCTACGTCCATAGGGCATTGTAGCATCTTGACCCCTTGGCCCTCTGTGCCTTCGTATGGTTCAATCTCGTACAAGTGTTTGCTGCTCTTAACTACGGGTCGATAGAGGATGGCTAATACCTCCTCCAAGTTGTCAAACACGCCTTCGCCTGTCCAGTGTTCGAGGTCTACAAACTCCCCTACTGTTAGCTTCGTAAAGTTTGGAATGAATCCATACTCCACCCCTGCCATTGTGAACCTGTCTATCAAAGCATGCTCTCCTCTGTCTGGTGTCTCCATTACCCATGACAAGCAACTCATAATCTTGTCAAACGATTCTTTCTCCATGACCCCTACCTGTTCACGGGTCAGCCCTGCAAGCACAAAAAGAATAGCGTACATCTTTTCTGTCTCTGTCTCTGCTACATCCATGCCAGCCTGCAAGCGTTTGAACTGCTCGACTGTAATGTCTTTGTAACTGTCTGGGATGCTAATTTTCAGTTTCATGATAGGTAGTAGTTGCCTTGTTTCTTGCTCAGTTTGTTCAGACAAACATAGCGCACAGCGTCCACCGCGTGGTCGTACATGCTCACTGGTTGTCCTAACATGCGACCGTCTTTATCGGTCTTCCATTTGTAGTTCCTGAACTCTTTGTGGGTGTTGACGCTTTCTGCATGCACAAACAACTTGCGCCTACGCATAATGTCGATGCCCTGCCTAATGCTGTCTGGCCCTTTCTTAGCAGGCTTGACGTTGAACCCCTCTCTCCTTAACTCCTCGATGCTCTTTGGCTCTGCCGAGTCCGCTATAATTTCCATGTGCCTTGGGATGTTAAGGTCACGCATGTACACTGCGATGTCTTGGTTTGTTAGCCCTGTCTCGTAAAGCATCTCTTCTATGTAGATGTCCCCTGCGTTGTCGCCTAAGAGGTACACGGCCATAAGCGTTGTTGGGTCTGTGGCATATCCCCAGTCCAGTCCGTAGGCTAACAACTTTGCCTGCTCTGGTCTTTGCTTGTAGTTGTGTGTTACAAAGATTGTCTCTCTGCTTATGCCCTTGAGACCCAAGCCAAACACCCTCCAGTAGTTTTCGTCTGTCTCCTTTAGCCTTT